AAGGTTTAAGTTCTTTGAAATTAGCTGATGGTTCATCTGTTACAGTCAAAAGAGAATACAGATGTACTCTTCCCAAAGATGATACAAGAAGGGAAGATGCTTATAAATGGCTTCGTGAGAACGGACTAGGAGATATTATTAAAAATAATGTTTCTGTTACGTTCGGTCGTGGCGAAGATGACAAGGCACAACAATTGTTGGACCTTGCGGCGTCAAATGGTTTTGAACCAAATCAGAAATCTGATGTGGCTTGGAATACTTTGACAGCCCTATTTCAGGAGCGTGTCGAGTCCGGGCTCGACATGCCTTCTGAAGTCTTTAGTACTTGGATTAAAGACACAACTAAAATAACCCGTAAATAATGGAGAAACGATGATGGCTAATGAAGCAATGGTAAAAAAACCGTTGACTAATAATTCTGTCGCTTTGTTTGGAGATGATCTAGACAAAGGTTTTGAAAACATGACGCAACAAGATCTTGCGTTACCTTTCATAAGAATACTTGGTCAACTATCACCACAGGTAACTGAAGGTGATTCTAAATATGTTACAGGCGCTAAACCAGGTAACATATACAATACAGTTACGAATGAACTGTATGATGGTAAAAAAGGAATTAAAGTTATTCCTTGTTACTATAAGAAAGACTATCCAGAATGGTCTGAAAGAGGAGAAGGATCTGCAGCTCCGGTTGCATTACATGCTCCTAACAGTCCAGTGATAGCTACAGGTAAGAGAGAAGGATCTAAAATTAGATTACCAAATGGTAACTATTTAGAAGAGACTGCATCTTACTATGTAATGGTAGAAACTAAAGCAGGTGGTTATACCCCAGCTTTAATTACCATGAAATCAACTCAACTCAATGTGAGCAAGAAGTGGAACGCAATGATGAAAACTGTTCAGATCCCTGACGGTAAAGGCGGATTTGCAGTTCCTCCAATGCATGGTGTTGTATACAACTTATCATCTAACTTACAAAAAAATGATAAAGGTAGTTGGTATGGTTGGGTAGTAACACAAGATCGAATTTTAGAAACCAAAGATAAATCTTTGTACTTAAGTGCAAAAGGTTTTTCTGGTGACGTAAAAAAAGGATCGGTGCAAACAAGAGCTGATGTAGAAGAGAAGATAACAGAGAACGTACCGTTCTAGGTTAATTAAGAAACGGGGCTCGGTAATACGGGCCCCACAAATATGGTAAGTTATGAAAGAAAAATTTAAAGAAATATTTGCTGGGTTTCAAACAGCATATGGACAGTATCAAAAAGGAGAACGTGGAGAAAATGGAAAACAAAAAGGAAAAGCATTCATTGTTAGAAAACAGGTCACGGATAACCTTTGGGAAGATCATCTTAATGGTATTGATCCTGCTTTGGGTATTATTCCCATTAATGAATCTAATAATTGTAAGTGGGGTTGTATTGATATTGATCAGTATAATCTTGAACACAAGAACTTAATACAAAAGATAAGAAGTTTAAAACTTCCACTCATAGTTTTCAGATCAAAATCTGGCGGAGCACATGTATTTTTATTTACAAAAGAATTTATACCTGCATCTTTGATGCAGTCTACGCTTAAAAAAATTTCAGATGCATTAGGATATTCAGGTGTTGAGATATTTCCTAAACAAACTGAAATACTTGTGGAACGTGGGGACACAGGTAATTTTTTAAATCTTCCCTACCATAACCAAACCAAAGGATTAAGATATGCTTTCGACGATAATGGCTCCGCTGTGTCACTTGAGGAATTTTATAAGCTCTATGATGTTTATGCGTGCAGCAGGGAAGAAATTGAGAAAATTGAAATCAAAGAAGAAAAAATAGAAGAAGCATTTAAAGATGGGCCTCCATGTTTAAATAGATTAGCTCGCGATGGCTTTAGCGAAGGATCTAGGAATAATGCATTGTTTAATATCGCCATATATTTTAAACAATCAGATCCTGATACTTGGCAAGATAAAGTCGTCGAAGCTAATCTTAAATACATGACAAAGCCATTAAGCAATAGTGAAGTACAACAGTTATTAAAATCAGTTGGTAAAAAAGGTTATGATAAATATAGATGCAAACTTCCACCAATTGTAGATGTTTGTAATGCATCCCTATGTAGAACTAAAAAATTTGGTGTAGGTTCTGAAGAAGATGCTATGCCTTTGTTAAGTAATTTACAAAAATATAATTCTAATCCACCACAGTATTTTTTAAATGTAGGTGAAGGAGAAACTTTAAGAAGAGTAGAATTAAAAACAGAACATTTAGCAAATCCTGTTATGTTCTCTATTGCATTACTTGAGAAAGCAGATCTTGTTATACCTAAATTAAAAGATAAAGATTGGAGAGAATTTTATTTAAAACCATTAATAGAGAGAATGGAAACGATTCAACCTTTAGAATCATTGGATCCTAAAAATCAAATAATTTCACTACTGCAAGATTGGACAACCAATAGACAAAATGCAAGAACTATGGATGATATCTTTAATAAACTTCCATACACAGATGATAAAAGAGAGTTTACATATTTTAGAATGGAAGACTTTTATAATTTTTGTAAAAAAAATCATTGGGAGATGGACAAACCTAAAACAGGTAATTTAATTAAATCTTTAAAAGAAGATAAAATATTTATAGAAGAAACTAGAATGAAGATTAAAGGTCAAGAACCTAGACTTGTTAAGATTAAAACTATGAAGAAGATTGATGGATCTGTAACACAAGTTAAATATCATGAGGAACATTTTTAATGATAGGAATAAACTGGTTTTTAAAATACAGATTATTGAAACAAGAATTAGATAAAACAAAATTGCAAAAAGAAATATTAGAAAGGAGGTTAAAAAAATATGAAGACAATTATATTAGGTCCACCAGGAACAGGAAAAACAACAACGTTGTTAAACTTGGTAGATGAATTTATTAAACAAGGAATTAAACCAAGAGAAATAGGTTATTTTTCTTTTAGTAAAAAAGCTGCAATAGAAGCTGCAACAAGAGCTGCACAAAAATTTGAATTAAGTCCTGAACATGATTTAATTTATTTTAGAACAATTCATTCTTTGTGTTTTAAGTTATTAAACATGACTAGAGACAGAATGATGAGTCCAGAAGATTACAGAGAATTTGGAATTAAATGTAATATACCTATTAAGACTGCATCTTATTCGGAAGAAGATGGTATATTTAATTCAGATAATGAATACTTAACCATTATTAATACAGCAAGAGTCAAAGGTATAGATCTTCTTGAGTGTTATGATTCAAGAAGAAATTTATTAGATGTGGAAAGAAATACTTTGTATTTAATTGACCAAGAATTGAAGAGATATAAAAAAGAAAAAGGATTAAAAGATTATACTGATTTGTTAGAAGAATTTGTTGAAAGAGATTTAGCTCCTAAATTTAAAGTACTATTCATAGATGAAGCACAAGATTTATCGTATTTACAATGGAAATTAATCAAATCTATATGGAAAAACGCAGAAAAAACATATATTGCAGGTGATGATGACCAAGCTATTTTTAAGTGGGCTGGGGCTGACGTAGATCACTTTATAGCGCTAAAAGATGAGGTGGACGAGATCAGGACGCTTAATCAATCTTATCGTATTCCTGGAGGTCCTATACACGAATTATCACAAAAAATTATATCAAGAGTTAAGAATAGATATGAAAAAGATTATAAACCAAGGCAAGAAACAGGTTTATTAAGATATTATACTGATATTACTCAAATAGATATGTCTAAAGGAAATTGGACAGTCCTTGCAACAGCAAATCATTTTTTAAATGATGTTAAAGAATTGTGTGAATTACAAGGATGGTATTATCAATACAAAGGAATTAATTCTATATCATTAGATTTATTACTTGCATTAAGTAATTGGGAAGACTTTAGAAACAACACACCATTAAATTATCTTCAAATAAAAAACATATATAAATATTTAGGGGCCAATGTAACTCCTGGATACAGAGATGCTAAAACATTAAAAGCAGAAGAAAAGTATTTAATAAATGACTGTATGCAAAATCATGGTTTACTTACTAATAAAGTATGGTATGAATCATTTGAAGGTGTTGATACAATTACAGAAAATTATATTCGTAATATGAGAGCAAATGGTGAGAAGATAAATAAGACCCCTAGAATTCTTTTGTCTACAATTCATTCATTCAAAGGTGGTGAACAAGACAATATTTGTATTCTAACTGATCTAACTGCTGCCGCTGTAAGACAAAGCGAAGATGATCCAGATGATTTACATAGATTATATTACACAGCTTGCACTAGAGCTAAAAAAGAACTTCACATTGTAGACCCAAGAGATTTTAACAAAGCGTATATCATATGAGCAATAAAACATTTTTTAGACAAGTAGGTGGTAAACATTATAAACAAATGGCAATACAGCCATCTGTTTTTATTAACGAAAACAATTTACCTTTTGCAGAAGGCAATGCCATTAAATACATTTGTAGACACAAATTAAAAGGTAAGAAAGAAGATATATTAAAAGCAATTCATTATTTAGAAATGATTTTAGAAAGAGATTATAAAGATAAATGACAAGAACGTTTCAACAAATATTATTTACACCACAAACAGAATGGGTGGTACCCGAAGAACTAAAAGATCTTCGCGGTCATAAAGAAATTGCTGTAGATTTGGAGACCTGTGATCCGGAGTTAACAGAGCTTGGATCGGGGAACGTGGTTGGTCGTGGTAAGATAGTTGGTATTTCAGTAGCTGTAGAAGGTTGGTCTGCATATTATCCAATTGCTCACGAAGGTGGTGGCAACATGGATAAGAAATTAGTTTTAAATTGGTTACAAGATTTATTTAAACAAGACTCTACATTTATATTTCACAATGCAATGTATGACATATGTTGGTTAAGATCATCTGGAATAATTCCTCCAGTTAAAATTGTAGATACAATGATTGCTGCATCATTAGTAAATGAAAATAGATGGAGTTTTAGATTAGATGCATTAGCAA